CTGTACTTGTTGAAAAAATAACTCATAGCGAGAGCAAGCCCACGCTACAGGTACATTCTTTTGTCCAAGCTTAATATGCCAGTCTGCTGTATATAAAATCATGAAACGTCAAACTCGCTAGATATATCTTCTGATACTTCTCCACCTTCTTGATTGTTAACTCTTCTCAATAGTTCAAGCTGAGCATCTGCTGTTGGTCTAACAAGAATTTCGTCCATAGACTTAAGTCCTGAAGTTAATTCTTTTTCCCAATCTTCCATCTCTCTTGGCTTACACTTAAGAACTGCTAACTGATATTCTACGTTGAATACCTGTGGGCCAGTTTTCTTTCTCTTGAAATGAATGTCATAACCAGTAACTGGATCTGTTGGGTCTCCCAACTCTTCCATAGCTACTATAACTTGGTCAAATAACTTTCTTTTTAGATTAAGAACTTTTATAGATTTATCGGCGTAGTCAATACACTGAATGGCATAACTCCATCCACATTTTAAATCAGGGTAAAAGTCTCGAACATGGTCATGTTCTACATTGTTGAATGTTTCAGAGTTTCTGTCAAAAGATAAGCACTCCATAGGAATGTTTTTGCCATTTTCTCCTTTAATCCAGTACACATATCTAGGAAGTAAGTCTCCTACCAGTCTTACGTGGTGGTCTTCTTTACCTGCGTAGTTATATGTTTCTATTTTGTTTTTTTGGGCTGAGCCCTTGGTTTGGTTGAATCCAATTGCCATTTTATTTCTCCATTGTCTCCTCGAACATAAAGGTAATCCGACCATCCTTTATATCAAGCAGTCTGTTATTTTTTATAATTTCGTCTGATATCGGTGATAACAAACAGTCTAGTGTGGTGTCTTTAGTATTCACATAGTCGTGATAATTGCGAAAGGATGCGACACCTGCATACTCTACAACTTCTCTATCACTAAATGTGCGCCCAACTTCAAGTAGCTCTCTCGGATTTTGGAGATACGACTTGCCGCCGAAACGATGCTGATAAAACTTAAATGTCTTATCATAGTAATTTTTTGGTTGAATCTTATAAGTCATAATGCGAAGGATTTGTATTATATCGTCAACACTTCCTTCGCTTACTCTCATTATCTTATTCCAATTAAATAGTAACATATTATAACAAATTTTTAAGATTGTGTCAAGAACTATTTTTCTCAGCACCATAAGGAGGTTTCTGCTGAATATGGCCACCTTGTTTACTTGCTTTTCTTAGTAATTTTTCATCTGCTGGGTCTAAAGTAGCGTGTACTCCCGCTTGTGCCATTTTAATTAAACTACCTTGATATATGTAACTTCCAGAATGCATTAATTCTACCATAGGCAGTGCCCATATATCTATACCCAATGCTCTTACAGTTTCCGAGAACATATAATCTTCACTTAAATATCTGTTTTGGTCATTGATTATACAATCAAAATATGCCATAATCTGTTCGCCTCGGTCAAACTCTCCTTCTCTTAAATGGTCAGGAGTATATAATCTTTCTGGGTGAGCTTTATCGTATTCTTCAAATACAGACCTATGAATAAGCATAAATCCTGTTGCACCTTCTTTAATTTTTACAGGCTCATATATAGGAGCTTGTCCACCTGGGTACTCATCCTGTAAAGGATTAAATACCATATCTCCTGCAACCTTTTCTAGTCCTCTAGGATCATCGTCATATGCGCCGCTTTTTGCTGCATGTAGTACTTTCTCCCAAGCTATAGTTTTCTTAGGATATAAAGCACATAGTACTCTGTACTTTTCGGGGTTTTCTGAGATTAGATGCCACATGTACATCAAATCCATAGCTCCCCATGCAATATCACTATCTACAAAAAGTAAGTATTCGCACTCACTCTTTAAAAAATTAGCTACACAATAATTTCTAGCTCTAGTAATTAAGCTTTCGTTAAACATATAGTATATTTGTAGATATAATCCATGGGATAAAGCTGTCCCTGTTGTGTCCATCAAAGACTTAGTGTATAGTCCATGACACATACCTCCATACATAGGCGTAGCTAAAAATACTTTATTTTTTCGCATTTCCTCTATGTTTAGAGTAATTTCTCTTGGTTCATTCATAATATTTTTACCTCATAATCTTGTTTTATATAGTAACCCATCCTAGCATTGGCTTGGCGGGTTGCTGTTTTTCCTTTTAAATGTATATCAACCACTACTGGTTGTATTTTTCCTTCTTGTTCTCTTATAACTCTACCTATTAACTGCGTGAGAAGAGGCTCATTGTTAACTGGCGTTCCTAATACTAAACAACTTAACTCATTTAGTGATATTCCCTCTGAAAAAATAGACTGTGTTCCAAATAAAATGTTTTTATTTTTACCTTTTATTAGTTTCATAGTATCTTCTCTTTCTTGAAAATCCATATCCCCTGTAATTGATACTGCATTATCTCCTACTAGTCTAGCACATGCTTTTAAAAATAATACTCTATCTGATACTACTAATACATTATGTCCTAAAGCAGCATATTTTGCAGCAACCATAGCCACACTATGTACATACTCTTCTTTATATGCTAAGTCATTGATTCTTTCTGCCCATGGCGTAAACGAACCATCTAAAAATCTTATATCTGATTTTACTATATGTACAGAAGGAGTAAGATAATTTTCTTTTGGCGGTTTAAAAATATTGTTACCAAAATAATCTCTAAAAACTACATGCCTTCCATCCTTACGCTCTAATGTTCCTGTAAGTCCTATCTTATAACGAGTGGGCATTTCGTCTACTATACGAGTAAAAGTAGGACTACTAACATGGTGCATTTCATCTAAAATCAATGTTCCAAATTCTTGTTTTATGTCGTCCATTTTTCGGTATAAACTCTGAATATTCCCGATAACTATAGGAGAGTCAATTTTAAAGTCTCCACTACCTATTCTGCCTGGTTCAATTCCAAAGCATTTTCGTACTTCTTTTTCCCACTGATTTCTTAAGTTGGTAGTGTGAGTAACAACAAGTGTTTTCTGACCAAGCTTCGCTGCGATAGCTAAACCTGTAAAAGTCTTTCCCCAACTTACCCAAGCGTTAACTATAGCATTGTCATTAATCTCATCATGAACCGCCTTTTGGCTTGGTCGTAAATCAAACTTAAAGTCTGCATGTTCTATTGGCGACTTAGTTCTCTTATCTATTATTTCGTAATCATCTGGGATTAAATCCATTCTTCCGATAGGTATAGAAATCAAACCTTCTTTTATAAAACGAATTGTTTTAAATACTAAAGGCGGGTCTGAAGGTATACGAGGAGCAATAGTATAAGTAAGTTCTTTTTCTATAGAATTATGTAACTCTTTAGTTACACTCATGTATATTCTGTTACTTAGAACTGCTTTCATTTATCTTATTTCTTAAATTAGTACTAGAAAAAGAATGAGCTCTACTAGTGTAAAAAACTTCATGTAATCCTTTTCCTGTAAAATGTCTATCTGTCCAATCTTCACCTACAAATCTAAGATGTATTGGTGTTGCTTCTAACAAATCTAACAAACTTTGTTCTGTGTCATAAGGGACAATTTCGTCAATATACTTTACTGCTCTTAATTGTATATATCTTTCAAATACTGATTGTACTGGTTGATTCTTATCTTGTCTGTCAATGCTCGGGTCTGTTTGTAGCCCTACTATTAAATGGTCGCAGTTATCCTTTGCTTCTTTTAGCATTACTATATGTCCTGCATGTAGCAAATCAAATGCTCCACAAGTAAATCCTATTGTTTTGTCCATTCTTCCCATACTTTTTTATTTTGTTTTTTCATTGCATTAGAATTATTATCCCAAGGACTAGACCATCCACATTTTCTTTTTCTATCTTGTATATGTTTTGGTAAATAGTCTTTCATAACTTCTCGTAATAAATATTTATAAGTTCCTGAAGCATAATCTTTGTGTAGTTTCATTTTTACTTTACCATCAGTTTCATAAATATATCTAGCAAAATCTTGTGATAAGTATACTGGTCTAGACTCCATGCAAAATAGGCC